GGGTAATTGAATAAGGAGTCGGCACCACTTACTGAACTTGCGGGGCATTGGGCAAACTAGATGGGCGCCTGCGGAGCTGCTATAAAGGGTTAACGAAAACCATAGCAGGTTTCAAAATGGGAGAATTAATGATAGAACGTATTCCTCTTGAAGATTATGAACGGGTACTCCCCCACAAGAGCTTCCCGAGGATGCCAACCCTCTACCTTGAACTGCTCGAAAACAAGACCAAGGTGCGCAGGGAACTTCTCAATAAACTCTACACACCCCCTCCTGCGCCACCCAAACCAGAGGAACCTCCTCACGACTCATCGTTTGAACAACAAGTTCAATCATCACATGAGGAAGGAGAAAGTGGTGGAGAAGGGGGCGGGCGCGAGGACTCATCTGAGAAGGTTATAGAAGATCAGCTCAATACACTGCTTGGGGAGGACAAACAACAGACCGCAGCAACTGCACCACCTCCATCTCTCCATGAACTTCAGCAAAAGAAGAAAGTGACGATCAACAACTCCTATAACTACGCAGAGGAGGACGAAGAGACGCAGAAGGAGAGGAACGCAGTCTACTTTAAGTATGAGGTCCTGAGGAGGATGCACCCCAACGCCAGCATCCCCGAATTTACTCTGTACTCGGATCCCAAGCTCATGTCTCAGAAGTACGAGATGCTCACCAAGAAGCTGTCCCTAGACTCTTCTGTCGAAAACTGGAAACGATACATGATCGTCTTCGTCATGGGGTGCGAGGTAGTGCTGGGCAAGATAAACTTTGACATGGAGGGGTTCGCGCAACAACAGATTATGTCTATGAATACATACGATCAGTTGCTGGTGGAGATGGCCGAGAAGAGCTACGTGCCTTCTGGCAGTAAGTGGTCTCCGGAGATCAGGCTCTTCATGATGCTGACTATGAATGTGGTCCTCTTTGTCGTGAGTAAGATGATCTTCAAGAAGACGGGCACCAACCTACTCGGTACCATCAACAGCATGACCAACACGGCAGAGCGCAGCATGAAGGAGCCCACCATGAGCGGCGGCGCTACATCGTCTGAGATATAAGCATGATAATATGAAGATTCAAAGCCAAACACATGGGCTATGGGGAAATTCACCTCTATTAGATATGAAGAGTGGTTACGTTTATGTGATCAGTACAGATCTGTACAAGGAAAAGGATATTTACAAGATAGGGTTCACAGATAACCTCGAACGGCGTATGAAGCAATTCAATAACACTCGTACTCACGATGACCAATACTACATTGTCAACTGCTGGAAGACCGTACGCTACATGACACTCGAGACGCAGATACATCGAGCACTGGCTAATCATCACCTCAAGAATGAGCTCTTTCAGTGCCCGCTAGATAAGATCAATGAAGTGGTTAGAGAGATCTTCAACAAGAACTCGTTCTTCAATCATTATGATCTCATCATCGAGGGCGCGGAGCAGCACAAGGTCAGGTGGCACGCCAAGCACAACTACTTCTCAATTGAATCTGGCGGTATCGAGATCATGATGAATGAAAAGAACATGGTCGATGAAGTGAAGAGGTGGATATCGGTCAACGACAAGTATAACCTCTATCAATTCATTTGTCCGTCTTACTTTGATGACCTTATCGTGTTCCTGAAGACCCAATATACCACTTCTGACGTTGACGACCTAGCGTCGGAGATGACAGATATGACGTTAGGTGTCGATGATTCGGTAGATGGTGTCAATGAAAACATGAGCACACTCAAGATAGATTCCTGAAGAGGCCATGAAATCAGGCGAAACAATGATGTTCACAACATTAGGCCGATGTAAACCTAAAACAAAACGTTGCGATAAAGAGGTCTGTGATAACCATAAATACGACTATCATATGGATGAGACGCATTTCAATATAAAAGGGTTAAAACGTATCAGTTTCCCATCTCCGCCTGAGGAATTGCTCTTGTTAACCCATTCATGACACGATAGTCATGAATGGGCCCGACCCATATATGACTAGAAAGCAGATCGCTAGCGATCTGCTTTCTATTCAAAACAGTTAGTTCATTACCCCTAGGGGTAATGAACAATAGGGCCAATGCATTCTGTTTGATCACTCACCTCATATCCTTCGAGCACTGCATCTCTCAGATAGGAAGCATCTTTTTGGCCAGGAAACCAATCAGCAGGAGCTGCGATGCCGTCTGCATGCCCTGAGGAAAGGTCTTCTTACTCTTCCTATGATCGTAGTTGACGTGTTGCATGTACGCCCCGTGAGCATTGAACTCCTTGTCGCATTCGCTACACTTATAAACGTCATGTTTCCATCGGTTGTCTTTATCGGACCACCTCATCTTTGTCTACATCAACCTACCATATAGCTTGATTCAAACTGCCATTTTCATAGTAATCTTCCCTTGATGTTTGTAATTCCTTATCTCAAAGTCGTCGTATGTGAAATCGTCAATGTCCTTCACGTCCCTCTTGAAGTGAAGCGTAGGGAATGGATCCACTGGCGTCCTCTTCAGTTGCTCTTTCAATGCGTCAACGTGATTTAGGTACACATGCGCGTCCCCTAACGTGTGTACTAGCTCACCGGCCTGCATCCCCGTCACGTGCGCAATCATGTGCGTCAAGACCGCGTAACTCGCTATGTTGAACGGGACGCCCAGTCCAAGATCTCCGCTACGTTGATACAATTGGCATGACAACTTGGGTCTAATGGACGCGGTCTCAGATTGTGCTCCTTTATGAACGTAGAACTGCACGAGACAGTGGCAGGGCGGTAGCGCCATTGAGGGGAGATCGGCGGCGTTCCATGCACATAAGATGAGACGCCTACTGCTCGGATTGGTCTTGATTTGTTCAATTAAATTACCTAACTGGTCAACCCCTCGTCCCGTGTAGTCGCTCCTACACGTTTCGTAAGTCGCACCAAAGTGTCGCCACTGGAATCCGTATACGGGGCCAAGATCGCCCTCCTCTCTATCTTTGAAGCCGCATCGGTCCAGGAACGCGCGAGACCCATTAGCATCCCAGATCTTCACGTTCTTGCTCGATAATTCTTTTGAGTTGGTGGAGCCTTTGATGAACCAGAGAAGTTCTTCAATGATGCTCCTCACGAATACCTGTTTGGTAGTGAGGAGAGGGATTGTGCCGTTGCTGAGGTCGTATCGGCTCTGTGTCCCAAACAGAGATAGCGTCCCCGTACCGGTCCTGTCGTTGCGGCATTCGCCCATGTCTATAACGTCACGCACGAGCCTCAGGTATTCACTCTCTGGATGATCACTATGGTTATGAGTCATTTTGATTAGGTAGTCGTATCCATAGGTACATAAAAGCTTTCCTGGGTGAGTAAAATATGCAGATAAATGGTAAGAACTTCAAAGTATACCTATCTGATACTGTGGATACTATCAAGGCCAGAATTGCCGTAGCCATGAATACACTACCTCAATACCTCGTGTTCGCACCAGAGCTCGAGAGTACGTCCCAGACAGGCGACCTGGTAGTAGTGAATGCGCTAGATCCTGTCCTAAACTCAAAGGAGTATAAGTTTCCTGAGGATAAACTAGACTTCAACAAAGTTGGTAGGGAGGACGCTGAGCGGTTCTTTATTGCAACGCACGACATCACCAACGCAAAGATGAACGAAAGCGAGATGATACTCTTTCTCACGTACAACATCTCAGGCCTAGCGGCGCTGAATCTGAGGGAGATCTGGAACAACAGAACGGATATCAGGAAAAAGATGAGGGACAAGATAACCAAACTACGTCAGGAGGTAGAGGAGACTACCGCGTCCTTCGAAGCGTTTGAGAACATACCTTCCATCAAGACGGTGGAGTATGAGGTATCGATGATCCAGTTCAACATCCGTTTCGGTAAACAAACTACAGACCTCACCGTGGCAGAGCTCTTCAACTCACTCGTCGTCACCAAGATGGCTCCGTATGGGGCAACAGGCAGTTCTACATCAGGAGACGGTCCCTTCTACAAGATATTCCACGACTTTGCCCCCAACCCCGACTGGCTCGAACTGGAAACACCTAACGTGGTCTTGGTTAAGGTGAATGGAGAGGTCACAACCGACCTGAGGCAGCTCAAGAATCAATACAAGAAGTACACCGACGCGGCCTTCACTATCATCGAAAATGAGATCGTAGCTACACTCAGTATGAACGTGGGCCACCGCAACGTCTCACGAGATGTCTTTATTGACAGGGCACTGGCCGTCTTCCCAAACCTTGACAGAAGCATGATTACGCGCATAGACGAGCTCGCCACAGGAGGCTTCATCACATACCCTAATCAGACCATTCTCATACCGGTGTGGGCCGAGCTCTGCATGAACGATCCCTTCTTTAATAAAATTGTTGCCCTGAACGAGTCCATCAGGGCGTCTAAAATAAAACTGAACGCGTACACGTATGTTCTCAACACCAACGATATTTTGAGCATCACAATGAAAGAGACAGACAAGGCCAATATGTACGGTATGGAGGACGAGGGTAGCAACTACATACGTGTGAGGGTCAAAGCCACGACAATTGCGGACTCACTGAAGTATCAGAAGATCTTAGGCCGTCTTTTCACCCTCTACAACAACCAGAAGGATCTCATCCTGACCGAGTACAGGAAATATCTGGGACCCAAGTTCCTTAAGAATGAAGAGACTAAGCTGATCGTGAGGCCCAGGAAACTGGAGAAGCTCGAATTGAGGGCCATCGCACCGGAGATATTTCTTCCCACATACTCGAGGAAATGTCTCAAGAGACCTACCATCATCACCAAAGAGCAGGCAAATGTATATAGACAGAACAGAGAGAAGCAGGTCATGGAGTTTCCCGCTCATGGGGAAAGCACCAAACGCTACTACGTCTGCGACCACACCACCCACCCCTACCCTGGTCTGAGGGACAACACGCTTGAGAACAAAAAGAAGTTTCCGTACATACCATGTTGCTACACAAAGAACCAGAATAGGGAAGGGACTAAATTCAAGTACTACTACGCACAGACGCAAATGAAAGACAAGAACAACGCAGTGCAGGATATCTTCATTTCGGGTAAGACGATGGCCCCAGGTATCCCAGGAACACTCCCACCCAACATCAAAGAGTTGTTCTCCCTCATTGAACCTAACCCCGAGTACCAGTTCGTCAGGGTTGGATCCAACATCACCAAGAGCTCGTTCCTCGAGTGTGTCATGCTGGCTGTGAACGACAA